GAAAGAGAAGACTAGCAAATGCTAAATCAAAAGATCAAGGCATAGCATCACACGAAGTAAGAAGTGGGATTAACTTCTTAGTGCAGTCTGTTGCTTCTGATGTTAATTTACTTGCTGGTATTGAAATGAATGAATGGATAAAGAAAGTAAATATGCCTGCTAGAATATTTGCTCTTGTGCATGACTCCATATTAGCTGAAGTACCAGATGAGCATGTAGAAGAATACTGTGCAAAATTAGAGGAGTGTGTGCAAAGAGAAAGAGGAATCAATATTCCTAATGCCCCAATCGGCTGTGACTTTGAAATAGGAGAAGATTATAGTATGGGTAAGTTTGAGAAGAAATATGGTTGATGCAGTTGTACTAATCGCAATATTGATCCCAGCATTTGCAAGTGTATTTTTATTCTTGGTAAAATCAGAAGGAACAAAAGGATTAGTAGAAAAACCATATAGAACAAAAGATGGAGAGAAACGAACTGCAAAGAAAGAAAGAACAAATTATATAGTATGAAACGTAAGTTCCCTTTCTATGTTGTCCATACAGACAATGTAGAACTAATAGATGGAATACTATGGATAGAAGATCAAGTCCTAGATGACAAAAATATGAGTGGAGAAACTCTAGGAAAAAGAAGGTTACAAACACCAATGAAAAGTTTGTACCCACTCAAATATATGATAACAGATACAGTTGAATTAATAAAGCACAGAGGTAATTTTTATATAGATTCAACAGGTCATTTTTTTCGTTACTATAAACAGAAGAGTTTACCGCTGAAGTATCATAAAATAAGAAAAGTAGAAAAGAAAAGAGGAAGAAGTGTAGTTTGGTTAAAGGGTATAAATAATCCTTACGACTTTGCTAGACCACCAAGTCCTCAAGAAACTTGGGCAGGAGTATTATATCGAAGTGGTATTCCGTGGCTCATTTATGAAGTATGCGAGGAGCGTAAGAAAGACACATGGCGAAAAGTTTAGAAGAATGTTTAGAAAAAGGCATAGTAATAATTAAATTTCAAAGTTTAAACAGTAGAAATATATACGAAAGAGAGTACACTTTAGATAGTAAGTATATGAATAATCCTACTCACATAATAAAACAAAGTGGAGATAAAATACTCTGTTATGATATAGATTTTGAGAAGTGGGAAGATATAGATAAAGAAACAATAATAGAATGGAGAGCGATATGAAGTCAGTAATGCAACACCCAGTAGTATTCTTAGATAGTTATTTAGATAATGATCTTTGTGATTTTATTATAAAAGAAGGAAAAAAATTAAATGTTGCTGAAGCAGCAGTATACGAAAAAGATACCAGTAGAAAAGTAGAGGATAATTCAATAAGAAAAGCAAATACTGCTTTCTTTGAGAGAGGACATTGGGTAGAGAGTATAGTAAGTTCTACACTTCATGCAATCAATCAAACAGCATGGCAAGCAGTAATAACTAATACAGAAAATATACAGTTTGGAATCTATGGTCAAGGAGAGTATTATGGAGCGCACCGAGATATAGATTTAGCAACTCCAATTAATAGAAAGTTATCAATTACTGTTCAATTAACAGACCCTAATTATTATAAGGGTGGAGACTTCGTATTATGGGGTCTAAATGGTAAAGAGTTAAGAAACGATGAGTGGAGAAACAAAGGATCAATACTTGTGTTCCCATCATTTCTTAAGCATGAAGTAGAAAAAGTAACTAAAGGAACTCGTATGTCACTCGTTCAGTGGTACAGCGGTCCTGAGTGGAAGTAATGAAGGCAATCCTTAATCACAGAATATACTTAGATACAACACCCGAACTCGAACGTAAGCTCGAAGAGGAACTTACTTATACATTACCACCACGTATGCCTATGGATCCGCCTATCGTCATAAAAACTATTAGACGAATTAGACCTGGTTTAGTTACCATACCTGGCGGAAGAACGGATTTAATCCCAGAAGGACACGAAGTAATCGATAAAAGAGTTAAGTCACCAATCAAACTACCTGACTTTAAGTTTAAATTACGTGCTTCTCAAAATATGGTTTACTCTGAGGTCAAAGACAACGCTATAATTAACGCGTGGGTCAGTTGGGGAAAGACATTTACAGGTTTAGCTATCGCAGGAAAGCTAAAGCAAAAGACGCTTGTAGTTACTCACACTACTAACTTACGAAGCCAGTGGGAAAAAGAAGTGGAGAAAGTCTACGGATTTAAACCTGGCAGAATAGGTGGTGGAGACTTTGACATTGAACCTCCAATCGTAATTGGGAATATTCAGAGTTTATACCGAAGAATTAACGATATAAAACATCTATTCGGAACAATCATTCTTGACGAAATGCATCACGTAAGCAGTCCAACTTTTACTAGGATTGTAGATGAAATGCCTGCTCGATACAAGATAGGACTAACAGGAACACTAGAAAGAAAAGATGGACGCCACGTAGTCTTTAGAGATTACTTTGGTAATCATGTTTTAAAACCACCAAAGGAAAACTTCATGACTCCTGCCGTAGATATAATTAAATCAGAAGTAAGATTTCTAGACGGAAGAACAATGCCATGGGCAAGTAAAGTAAACCATCTTTGCTACAACAGAGAATATGTACAAAGTGTAAGTATGATTGCTGCGGCGTATGCAGCACAAGGACACAAAGTTTTGGTAGTATCAAATCGAGTATATTTTCTAAAGGTTTGTGCAGAGTTGGTAGGTAAAAATGCAGTCCATGTGACAGGTGATATGGATCATGCAGAACGAGATACAACAATTAAAAAACTAAAGAAAGACAAGAATATTCTTTTTGGAACTCAATCAATATTTTCAGAAGGAATATCAATTAATGAATTAAGCTGTTTGGTATTGGCTACACCAATTAATAACGAGCCGCTATTAACTCAGCTTATAGGTAGAATACTAAGAAAAGAAGAAGGGAAAATGCAACCTATAGTAATAGATATACATTTAAAAGGAAAAACAGCAGCTAGACAAGCGCATGCCCGTATGGGTTATTATATGAAGCAGGGGTATGAAATAAACCATCTATGACCTCTGAAAAATATTTCTTGACAACAGTTGATTTTAGTGTTATAATATATGTTACTATATAATTGGGATAAAGTAATGTCCGTAAGCAATGGCAATATTAGTAATATAATTGCGATTCTTCGTATGATAGCTTATAAAAAGTTACCAACTAATTACTACGATCCAACATTTAAGTTTCAGAGATATAAGTTTGGGGGTAGTAGTTTCCTTATAAATCCCATTGACTTGTTAGAAACAGGTAGACAGTTTAGTGATAGAGAAGTAGTAGAGTATGCAGGTGTCGCATCGTTTCGCTCCTATCACTATTTTAATGAAACGAAAGACACCACACTAGACTTGTTACATTGTAAAGTGTCACAAGATATAATTAATAATAATAGACTACTTGATATTAAAGCGAATCGTATTCACTTTATGTTCGAGAAGCCACAAGGAGAAATATAATGGCAATAAAATTTAATCAGAGCAAAGGTTCGGCTCAAAAAGAAAGAATAGAATCATATGTATATACAGGAAAAGAAAATCATCATGTAAGATTAGTAGGTGATTTACTTCCTAGGTATTTATACTGGATAAGAGGAGATCAGAAGAACTATCCGATAGAGTGTTTAGCTTTTGATAGAAATACTGAAACCTTCAATAACAAGGAAAAAGATCATGTTCCTGGATATTATCCAGATCAGAAATGTTCTTGGTCTTACGCTATTCAATGTATTGACTACAGCGATGGTGAACCAAGTATCAAAATCTTTAATCTAAAGAGAAAGTTATTCGATCAAATCATGACTGCCGCTGAAGATTTAGGTGATCCAACTGATCCTGAAACAGGCTGGGACGTTATTTTCAAGAGATTGAAAACAGGTCCTCAAGTTTTTAATGTAGAGTATCAGTTACAAGTATTAAAATGCAAACCAAGAGCACTCAATGAGAGTGAACAGACTCTTGTTGCTGGTCTTAAATCAATGGACGATGTCCTTGCAAGACCTACAGCAGATGCACAACTAGAATTATTAAAAAGAATTACCGAAGAGGGCGGTTCTGTTGATGAGAGTATCTCATCAGAGTTTGATGTTGAGTAATGATACTATTTACGGCAGACTGGCATATTAAACTTGGTCAAAAGAATGTTCCAATGCCTTGGGCTTGCTCAAGGTATGAACTTTTTTTCGAGCAGTTAAAAGAGTTAGAAGATCAAATAGATTTACATATTATAGGTGGAGATTTATTTGATCGCATGCCGTCAATGGACGAACTTACACTATACTTTGATTTTGTAAAAAGTGTAGGAGTAAGAACGATTATATTTGACGGAAATCATGAAGCTACTCGTAAGAATAAAACCTTTTTTGATAATCTTATTCGAGTAACAAATGAATTAAATCCTCTAGTAGAAGTTATAACAGAAATTTACTACGAAGATGATTGGGCGATACTGCCCTATGCAGATTTGCATAAAAAGAAAAGTATAGAAATGATAGATGCAGCTTATCTATTTACTCATGTTCGTGGTGAAATACCACCTCATGTAGTACCAGAAGTAGACTTAACTAGATTTGATAAGTTTAAAGAAGTTTTTGCAGGAGATTTACATGCTCACGAGAATACTCAACGAAACATTGTATATCCAGGCAGTCCAATGACTACTTCCTTTCATAGAAATGTAGTAAAAACAGGTTACTTATTAATAAACCCCCAAGTAAATTGGGAGTGGACTTGGCATGAATTTAACTTACCACAGTTAATTCGTAAGACAGTAGATAATGTAGACGAGATGGTACAAACAGAATGGCATCATACAATATACGAAATAGAAGGAGATGTTCAAGATTTAGCAAAAGTAAAGAACTCAGATTTACTAGATAAGAAAGTAGTAAAACGAGAGACTGAAGCAACACTTGATCTTGAAAATCTAACAATGGAAGAAGAATTAGTAAAGTATCTAACTGAGATACTAAAAATAGAGAAAACAAACGATATAGTGAGAGTGTTCAATGATTATTCTAAAAACTTTAGCATGGAGTAACTGCTTTTCATATGGAGAGAAAAACAAAGTGGACTTATCAAAGTCTACCCTTACACAGTTGGTTGGAACCAATGGTGTTGGGAAGAGTTCTATCCCTCTTATATTGGAAGAAGTATTATTCAATAAAAATAGTAAAAATATTAAGAAAGCCGACATTGCTAACAGATATGTTGGTAAAGGCTATGATATTAGTCTTGAGTTTTCTGTGGATAGTGACGTATATGTTATTAACGTTAGTCGTAGGACCGCCCTTAAATGTAAGTTAACAAAGAATGGCGAAGATATATCTTCACACACTGCGACAAATACTTATAAAACATTGGGAGAAGTTTTAGGTATTGACTTCAAAACATTTACACAGCTAGTCTATCAGAATACAAATGCGAGTTTACAATTTTTAACCGCAACTGACACTAATCGTAAGAAGTTCTTAATTGACTTATTGCAGTTAGATGATTATGTAAAATATTTTGAGATATTTAAAGAAGCTGTAAGACAAGATTCTTTACATGTTTCACGACTAGAGTCAAAAATTGATACTATCGATAAGTGGTTAAATGACAATAAATTGGAAGATACATCTCTACTATCGAAGTTAGATTTACCATTTCACTCGGAAGATGATGAGAAAACTTTAGGTTCTTTACAAGTACAATTTGAAAATATCATTGATAAGAATAAAAAAATATCAACTAATAATTATTGGAAAGAGCAGTTAAAAACTATAAAAGTAGAAAAAGTCACTGGAGAAATCCAAGATTATGACGATCTCCAATCCCAGCTGGGTCGGTGGAGAGCTGAAGCAAATAAGAGAGTATTTCAAGGCACAGACGAAAGAGTATGTCCTACTTGTTTGCAGGAAGTTGATATAGAACTTATAAAAGAAATACAAAGTAAACAGGAGAAGGAAGTTGAAGCAGCTTCACACAAAGTTCGTGGCATACTTTCAGAGATTGAAAGTATTAAAGAGAGCAACTCCAAAGTCTATGCCGCACAGGAAAGACAAAGGGAGTTTGAAGAAATTTATCGAAGTATTGATTCAGACTTACCAAACGATTTACTTTCCGAAAGTGACTTACAGGCAGAGATATCTACCCTTAAAGAGAGAATCTCTCACTCGAGGGAAAAACTCGAAGAAGTAATTGAAGAGAATAATCGTAGAGAAAGACACAATACCCGTATCGGTATTATACAAGAGCAAACTGAAGAGTTTGAGAAACAGTTAGAAGAAGTTTCAGGGCAACTTTTTGAGAAAGAAGATAACTTGCAGATACTTGAACTACTCAAGAAAGCATTTAGTACCAATGGTCTACTTGCCTATAAGATTGAGAACATGGTCAAGAATTTGGAAGACATGACCAATCACTATCTTGCAGAATTTAGTGATGGTAGATTTGCTCTGAACTTCGTCATACAAAGCGACAAGTTGAATGTTGAAGTATCTGACAATGGTAACATTATAGATATTACTGCACTTTCCTCTGGAGAGTTAGCAAGAGTCAACATTGCAACTCTTGTCGCAATTAGACGACTAATGAGTAGTATTTCTTCATCTAGAATCAATGTATTGTTTTTAGACGAAGTAAACCAAGCGCTCGATGAACAGGGAAAGGAGAAAGTAGTAGAAGTTCTACTAAAGGAAGATGACCTTAATACATACCTTGTTTCACACGGTTGGACACACCCATTACTCGACAAGATAGAAATAATAAAAGAGGAGAATATAAGTAGTTTATTATGAGAAAGATAATTTTAGGAATAGTAGATAATTGGAACTTAGTTATGAACGCTAAGTACAATCCTTTGAAGTACATACCTGATCCATCACTGCAAACCTACTTTATGGTAGTATTATTTACAGTATGGTCATTTTTCTTTGGACTAATCGCAGCTTACTGGGGTGGTTGGTTTGGAGGCTATAACTCAGTACTTAGTTTTATTCTTCATATGGCAGTAATCCTTCCATTGACAGTTACAAATGCAATCTTTTTAGATGCAGAGCGTGACAGAGCAAAGTGGTTACTTAGATGGAGATATTTACAAGAAAAAGAGAATTTTCTCACGCCTGGAAAAAGAAAGGGAAATGGAGATTTTGACTTAGGATAATGAATATAAATTTTATAGTAGGAATGTGTTGCATAGTTGGAACTATATACTATGTAACTCTTGACAGTCCAAAACAATCAAGAATACAAGGTTGTTATGGTGAGTGTTATGAAAAATATTTAGAAGTTCATGGTAGTTTTACAGAAGAACTACAAGCACAAGCGGAAGCTGCAGAAGCAGACGAGTTTTCTTCTATTAGAGGATTATGGGCAGGTTGTGCAGCTTGTCATGGAATGACTGGAGGCGGAGGCATTGGTCCCGCTTTGGCAGGCAGAGAGATAGACGATATGTTAAAAGCATATCGAGCAGGAGAAACAAGAGGTGCACAATCAGCACTTATGTGGTCACAAGCAAGTCAGTTAAGTGACCAAGAAATAGATTTACTGAGTAAATTTACAGTTCAATTGTGAAGTATCAAAGACAGACACAATTACAACTAAACAAAACCAAAGATGCAACTCCAGAGGAGCAAGCGGAATGGTTAGAAAAAGAACTACTACCATTAGGAGAGAAACAGTTGACATTCATAGCAATAATGTCAGTTATACAAATACTTAGTGTGGCACTTATGTTACTCGCCTTTTGGATAATCGGAAAAAGTATATGAGTTCAAGAAGTAAAGGCAGATATGCCGAGCTAAAAGTAGCAAAAATATTAAGTGATTATTCAGGACTGAATTTTGTGCAGACACCTGGAAGCGGAAGTGGCAAGATAAAAGGCGATTTATATCTCTTAGATCAAGAGAATATATTTACAATCGAAGTGAAGTTTTACAAAGATATGGCACTCAATCATAAAATGTTTACACAAAAGAATAATAATATAGTCCAGTGGTGGACTAAATTATGCAGACAAGCTAGTGATATGAAACAAGAACCTCTTTTAATATTCAAAGAGAATCACTCAAAACAGTATGTAGGCACAGAACGAAAACCACAAAATACAGATCAGTATTTTTATGTAGCATGGTTAAACCTATACATATTACTACTCGATCATTGGTTAGAAAAAGAACAGACAGGATTTACAAATGGCAATACAATTTACAGACCATGGGAAGCCGATACCGAACGGGAATCTGCTAATAGTTGATGGATTAAACATCGCTTTTAGATGGAAACACGCAGGTAATTTAGCTTTCTGTGAAGAATACATACGAACAATAAAATCACTCGCAAAGTCATATGACTGTGGTGAGATTATAGTCTTAGGTGATGGAGGAAGTAATTATAGAAAAGAACTTTACCCAGAGTATAAGGCAAACCGTAAAGAAAGATTTGCAGAGCAAACTAAAGAAGAGGAAGAACTATTTATTGAGTTCATGACAGAGTTAGAACATACAATGAAAACTTTACGAGAAAAAGAAAATATACTTACTCTCAAGTATCGAGGAGTAGAAGCAGATGATATAGCTGCTTATATTTGTCAATATAGAGAGGAGTTAGGATTAAACCATATTTGGTTGATATCCTCAGATAAAGACTGGGATTTGTTAATTGACGAGAATATATCACGATTCTCAACAGTAACAAGAAAGGAGACAACACTTGATAACTGGGACGAGCATTATGACTTTGAACCTGCAGAATACATAACTTTTAAATGTTTGACAGGAGATAAGGGAGATAATGTTCCAGGAGTTATGGGAGTTGGACCAAAAAGAGCAGTTACATTAATGGAAAACATGGGCAACATATTTGACATAGCAGGATCGTTACCAATTCATGGTAGATATAAATATATCGAAAACTTGAATCACTTCGGTAAAGATCAGTTATTATTAAATGTGGAACTTATGGATTTAAATTTAGATCCAGTTGCACATATCGGAAAAGATAATGCACAAGAAATTATAGAAAAGGTAGAAAATTATGTCAGTAAAGATAGACTATAGTAGGGATAAGTTACTAACCGAGTTTAGTATAAAAACTCTACAAGACAGATACTTAGTAGGAGATGAAAAATCTCCTCAAGAAGCATTTGCTCGTGCAGCTGAGGCTTTTGCCGATGACAACGATCATGCTCAAAGAATATATGAATATGCAAGCAACCTTTGGTTTATGTTTGCAACACCTGTGTTATCTAACGGTGGCACAGCTAGAGGATTACCGATTAGTTGTTTTTTGAACTATGTAGAAGATAGCAGAGAAGGAATAACAGGACATTATACAGAGAACGCTTTTTTATCATCATTTGGTGGTGGTATAGGTGGAAGCTGGTCAGATGTTCGTTCTTCTGGAACTCGTACTTCTAAAGGTTCAGAAAGCACAGGGGTAGTACCTTTTGTAAAAGTAGTAGATAGCGAAATGCTAGCTTTCTCACAGGGAGTCACAAGACGAGGAAGTTATGCCGCTTATTTACATATAACTCACCCTGAAATAGAGGAGTTTTTAGATGGACGAAAACCAACTGGAGGCGATACTAATCGTCGCTTTCTTAATCTTCATCATGGAATCGTTGTTTCAGACAAGTTCATGGAAACAATCCACAGAGCAACAAAAGAAGAAGGATATGACGACTCATGGGAATTAGTTGATCCACATACTAAAGAAGTAAAGAAAGTAGTAAGTGCACGAGCACTTTGGGTAAAGATACTACAGAATCGTATGGAATCGGGAGAGCCATATGTAATGTTTGAAGACGCAGTAAATAATGATTTACCAGAGTTTCAAAAGAAAAAAGGATTATATGTGAATCACAGTAATCTTTGTTCAGAAATTACTTTACCAACAAACGAAGAAAGAACAGCAGTATGTTGTCTAAGTAGTGTAAATTTAGAGTATTTTGATGATTGGAAAGACCACCCATCTTTTATATCAGATTTAGTACGTTTCTTAGATAATGTATTGCAGTACTTTATTGAAAATGCACCATCACAACTAGAAAAAGCAAAATATAGTGCTTATCGTGAAAGAAGTATAGGATTGGGTGCAATGGGCTTTCATGCGTACTTGCAGAAAAATGGTATTCCTTTTGAAGGAGCTATAGCTACAAGTGTAAATCATAGTATATTTAAACATATAAAAGATCAAGCAATGGAAGAAACCTTACGATTAGCAGTAGAAAGAGGAGCATGTCCTGATGATGATAGTTGTCGAGTACGAAATGCACACCTTCTTGCTATCGCACCTAATGCTTCTTCTAGTATTATTTGTGGTAATACTTCACCAAGTATAGAACCTTTCCGTGCCAATGCATTTACTCAAAAAACAAAGAGTGGATCATTTTTACAGAAAAATAAGTTTGTAGAAAAAATTCTAGAAAAGTATGGAAAAAATGATGATAAAACTTGGAGAGAAATAGTTACAAATAAAGGTAGTGTTCAACACTTAGAGTTTCTAAGTGATATGGAAAAAGAAGTGTTCAAAACAGCAGTTGAGATTAATCAAGCCTGGGTTATTGAGCACGCTTCTGCGAGACAACAGTATATCTGTCAGTCTCAAAGTTTAAACTTGTTCTTTCCACCAGATGTAAATAAAGGTGAATTACATAATATTCATATGGTGGCATGGGCAAAGAATTTAAAAACACTTTACTATTTGAGAAGTGAAGCTATCAGTCGTGCTGATAATGTCTCAAATGAAGTAAAAAGAGAGATAATCTTTGAACAACAAGATTGTCTAAGTTGTGAGGGTTAATATGTTATTAGAAGAAAGAGAATATTATAAACCTTTTATATATCCGTGGGCATTTGAGAATTACAAAAAGCAACAACAAATGCATTGGTTGCCAGATGAAGTTCCTCTTGCTGATGATATAAAAGATTATAATGAAAAATTAACAGAAGATGAAAGACAGTTATTAGATAATATCTTTAAGTTTTTTACACAAGCAGACGTTGATGTTTGTGGTGGATATGCACATCATTATCTACCTACATTCAAGCAACCAGAAATAAGAATGATGTTAGTTGCATATGCGGCAATGGAAGCAGTGCATCAAGAAGCATATTCTTTACTTTTGGAAACTTTAGGAAAGTCCGAGGACATTTACAAAGAGTTTGCAGATATTCAAGCTATGGCAGAAAAACATGAGTATCTAATGGACTTTAATATGGGCACAAAACACGACATGGCAAAAACCATGGCAGTGTATAGTGCATTTACAGAAGGAGTACAACTATTCAGTAGTTTTGCTATCCTTCTAAATTATCCGAGACATAACCTTATGAAGGGTATGGGTCAGATAGTTACATGGTCTATAAGAGATGAATCTTTGCATGTAGAAGGTCTATGTAAGTTATTTAGAACTTTTATTGCAGAGAATCCAGAATTATGGACAGATAGACTTAAATACGAAATCTACTGCGCAGCCGAAAGGACTGTTGAACTTGAAGATAAGTTTATCGATGTATGTTTTGATAAGGCAAACGTTCCTGATCTAACTGCTAAAGAAGTAAAAGAGTATATTCGTTATATTGCGGATAGAAGATTACTTCAGTTAGGTATGAAAAAGATATTTCATAGTACAGAGAATCCTTTGCCTTGGATAGACATGCAAGTCAATGCAGTTGAGCATACCAACTTTTTTGAAAATAGAGCTACTGAGTATGCTAAAAGTAGTACCCAAGGAAATTGGGAAGATGTATTTAAGTAAAAGGAGAATTTATGAGTACTCAAGTAACCAACGATGAACCAGTATTGGTTCTCGATGATAAAAAATATCTTATTGAAAATCTTTCTGATGATGCTAGATATGTAGTCGGTGTTTTACAGGATTTGAATGTTCAACTTCAATCCACTCAAATGAGAATGACACAACTACAAGCAAGTCAAAATGCTTTAACTACTCAGTTAAAGGAATTAGTTGAAGATTCAGAGAGTAGTGATGGAGAAGATATTTCCGAAGTCATGCCAGACGAGGCAGACTAAAAGAAAAAAGGGGCTTACGCCCCTTTTTTTTATGCCCAAATTGCATCGCAAACTGTTTTTACAAGCGCATCTTCACTTGTATAATTAGTAGCTGCCCCGCCATCTGAAACATATTTAGTTAAATGCTTAACTCTAGTAGCCACTACAGGTAAATCTGCATCTTCACTATCATCAAGGGTATCTTCATACACAACCATTACTGTTTCATGTTTCGCATTTGCGGAATCCGCTGCAGATGAATCTGCTAGTGGATATACTTCCATACGTTGCACTTTTGTCGTTTTACTTATTGCCATTGTTTTCCTCCAATTTTTTTATCCTTGCCATCAATTCTCGATAGCCATCAAACTCACACATATCCTTGGCAGGGTGCGAGTGTTCTTTTAATTTTTCAACCTCTAGTTGAAGTTTTATTATTTCTTTTTCCATATTCATTTTTCTTTTTTAGGTTCAACGATTATTCTACCATCATTATCAGTAAGCTTGGATTCATATATTTCTTTATCTTGTCTTTCGCCTATAACGAGCCAAGAGACTTCTGCTGTTGAATTAATATTTTGAGATTCAATAATTAGTTTAGAACCAACTACAGAACCTCTGACATTATCCCAATTGCTTTCATTCGTAGTAAATATTTGTATATCTCTATTTAGTGCCTCAAATGTTCCTGGTGTCATATTAAACTTATCTTCTAAGTCTATTTCTGCTTTACCATTTACTAGTTCTATTTTTCCTCTATAAA